CCCGGACCGTGGGGCGACGGGGCCGAGGACGACGACGGGGCCGACCCTCCGCCCCCTGGTCTCACCGAGGACGACATCAAGAACCTCGCGTTCGGCCAAGGCTACGGAGCCCGATTCCTCGCCATCCGATCCGGCAACCCCAACGAACCCGACATCGGCGACGTACTCCTCCAGGCCGCCGCTGAAGGCTGGTACGAGTCGGAGGTCGGAATCGCACGGCTCACCGTCGCCATCACCCAGACGCCGTGGTTCATCGCCCGCTCCGCGGCGCAACGCCAGTTCGAGATGCTGGAATCCACCGACCTCGGTGAAGCCACAGCGCAACTCGACAAGAAGGCCGACGAGATCCAGCGGATCATCAACCGGCTCGGCCTCGGCGCACACACCGAGATCACGTCCCGCATCCAAGACATGGCCCGCGACGCCATCTACGAGTCGTGGACCGCCTACGACCTCAACCAGAACGTGCTCATGGAAGCCGACTGGGCGGAAGGCCAGGCCGGCGGCGCTGTCGGATCGAACTATCGGGCCATCGACACGAAGGCCGCCGACTACATGGTCGGCCACCTCATCACCGACACGGACCGGGACGGCTGGGCTGAGGATCTGTACCTCGGCGACATTGACGAAGCCTGGTTGAACAACCACATGGCTGATCTGGCGATGCAGACGTGGACGGGGATGGCTGACCGCATCAAGCAGGGGTACACGGTGAAGCAGATCGTGTCGCCGCTTCGGCAGGAAGCGGCCCGCTGGTTGGAGCGGGACATCACTGACCGGGATTTCCTCGACAACCCGGATTTCGCCCGGATCTTGAACTACCCGCAGGATGACGGCCCGTCGAGGCTGATGACGGTCGGTGAGGTTGGCGAGTATGTCCGCAAGCTCGATGAGTGGCAGACGACAGGCAACGCGAAGCGGTCTGCACGGTCGCTTGCCAACCTCATCGGTAAGAAGTTCGGGAGGGCTGCCTGATGGCAGAGATGTATGGTCCGGGGAGTCTCACCAACGAGGGGACGTTGACGTGGGACGAGTACGTCGAAGCGGCCAACCCATCCGGCAGGCGGGGCGCCTACTTCGAGAATAGGCCGGGGCAACGCGGCTACTCCCAGTTGGTTAGCGCCGGAGACAACCCGCTGCTTCAAGGGTTGGAAGGCAAGTTCTTCCACCCGCTGGATACATCGTATTCCGATCCGCAGGACGCGCCGCCACAGTTGGCGAACGGCGACGGTGGTGGCGGTGGCGACGGTGGTGGCGGTGGTGGTGGCGGTAGCTCGGCCGGCGGCGGTCAGGACGGCGACGGCGGTACCCCATTGGACCTTCCCGGCGACCCGAACGAAACCGCGTCGTCCATCATCCGAGACGCACTCATCGACTACGGCCTCGAAGGGCTCCTAGACGACACCAACCTGCGGCTCATCGACCGATGGGTCGAAACCGGCGACATGGACGCCGTATGGGCCGCCGTTCGCCAAACCGCCACCTACCAGAAGCGGTTCCCCGGCATGAAGAAGCTCACCGACCAGGGCCGAGCCGTCACAGAAGAACAGTACATCGCCCTCGAACGGCAGTACGCCGGCACGCTCGCCATGTACGGGATGCCGAAAGACTTCTACGACTCCCCCGACGACTTCGGCACCCTGATCTCCGGGGACGTGTCCGCCCAGGAGTTCTCGCAGCGCGTCGCCCTCGCCGCCGAAGCAGCGCACGCCGTGTCCCCAGAACTGGTGTCGCAACTCCGCGCCTACTATGACATCACGGCAGAGGATCTGACCGCGTACTACCTCGACCCGGAGAGAGCCACAAACATCTTTGAGGAACGGCTGCGATTTGGGGCCGCCCGGATTGGAAGCATCGCTACCGAAACTGGCGCAGGTTCCATCGCCCGTCAGACAGCGGAGTCCATTAGGGACACCGGGGTCACTGATAGGGAAGCTCGTCGGGGGTTCGAGGCAGTGGCGGCCTCCACACTGTCGGAGGAAACCGCGTCCGAAACGGCTGACATCACGTCGGCGGACCTGGTGGGGGCCACGTTCGGGCTCGACAACGAGGCCCGCATGAAGGCCGAACAGCGCCGTCAGCGCCGCCTCGCCGAGTTCAGCCAGTCCGGCGGACTGGTGTCCACGCAGAGCGGGTTCACCGGGCTGGGTTCCGCAACTTAGAACAAGTTACATCTGTGTGGTTTGTCTGCTACTGTCTGTTCAGACGCTTTGGCCGCAGTCTCGTCTGCACCTGTGTGAGCTATTCCGTCGACCGCCACCTTGCCGGCCTCCCCGGTGAGGTGAGAGATCGGAACGGGAGAGGACATAGATGGACGAGGCAACCGAGCCTGACATCGTTGACGAAGAAGGCGAACCGAAGCGGAACTTCCGCCGGGTGCTGGAGGACAAGGCCACGCAGGCTGAGGCTCGAGCATCCGAACTGGAAGCCGAACTGACCGCTCTCAAGCGGACAGAGGCGTTCCGTGAGGCAGGCATCAACCCTGCTGATCCCCGCCAGTCGTACTTCGTGAAGGGGTACGACGGCGAGATCAACGCCGAAGCGATCCGAACCTCAGCCCTCGAGGCGGGGTTTATCGACGCCAACAGCACGGCTGAGGCGGCGGCGACGGATCAGCCTCAGGTGGCACCGGAGACGGTGACCTACCGGGAGGAGCTTCTGGCGCAGCAGCGGGTCGCTGATGCCGGCTTCCAGGGTCAGCCGGTGGAGTCGCCGGATCTGCAAGCACGGATTCGGGCTACACGGTCCCCGGAGGAGTTGCGGGCGTTGCTCGCTTCCGAGGGGATTTCGGTCAACACGCAGGGTTAGAGCCCCCGTCCTTACCTAATCCACTTTCCTAAGGACAACTCTTTCCAATGGCTTACACCCAAAAGAGCAGCCTGAGTACCGATCAGGTGGCTTTCTCGCAGGAGGTGCTGCTCGCCTACCGGGCCGCTCCCCTGCACGACGAGTACGCGACTGTTCGCGCTACCCGTCAGACCCATCGTGGCAGCGGTGTCACGTTCACGAAGTACGCCGACATGGCTCAGGCCACCTCGGCGCTGACCGAGACCTCGGACGTGACGGCTGTGGCGCTGTCGGACTCGACGGTGACCCTGACCCTGGCCGAATACGGCAACGCGGCGATCACGACCGCGGCGCTTCGCGGCCAGTCGTTCACCAACGTGGACCTGGACGCTGCTGGCCTCATCGCCTTCAACGCGGTGGACAGCATCGACAAGGTGTGCGCCGACGTGGCCTACGCCGACACCACCAACGTCAAGTACATCGGCCAGACGAGCCGGGGTGCCCTGACGGCGTCGAACACGATCACGTCGTCCAGCATCCGTGAGGCCGTCGCGAACCTGCGCAGTGCTGCGGTGCCGACGTTCGGCGCGAACTACATCGGCCTGATCCACCCGGACGTGGCCGTCGACCTCATCGAGCAGACCGGCACCGCCGATCTGCGGTCGTTCCAGATCCGCTCGGACGCCGAGAACGTCCGCAAGGGCGAGATCGGCACCTTCGACGGGGTGACGTTCATCTCGACGCCTCGGGCCCTGCTCGTCGCTGACGGTGGCGCGTCCAACGTGGATGCCTACGGGACGCTGATCCTGGGCGAAGGCGGCATCGGCAAGGCGTTCTCGGACCTGTACGGCCCGGAGCCGGAGGTCGTGTTCGGTCCGGTGACCGACACGCTGCGCCGGTTCCAGCCGGTCGGCTGGTACGCCATGCTCGCCTACGGCGTGATCCGCGGCGAGGCGCTGTACCGCATCGAGTCGGCCTCCAGCATCGGCGACAACTAGCCGACGCTGACATTCGAGTGACGGAGCTCCCCTCGAGCCGGCAACCACTGTCGGGCGCAGACCTCGGGGGGAGCCCCCACTCCACAGTTCTCATGAGTATCCGAACGGGACGGCGCAGGCATGACTGACGGCAAGTATTCGTCGGTCGGGATCATTCTTCGCCGCGGCACGTCCCGTCGGAAGCCTGTTCGCCGCGACTCCGACGGGTCCGTTGGGGGCGTGCAGACCGAGCATTGGGATGGCCGCGTCGATGCTGCGGTTGTGCCGGAGTCGGTCGAGTTGAAGGTTCGCCAGGGAGGTGACCGGTAATGGCCGTAACGGCCTCAGGGCTTTTCTTGCCCACTTTTCTCGATGTGCTGGATGGCACGCAGCTCGCGGTGAACACCGGGTCTGACACGTTCAAGTGCGGGATGGTGACGAACTCGTCCACCCCGGATTTCGACACGCATGACCATTGGTCGGATCTTTCCGGCAACGAGGTGTCTGGCACCGGCTATACGGCTGGTGGTGCGGCGCTCACGTCGGTGACGTTGACGGGGTCGTCGGGGACGATCACGTTCGATGCGGCGGATGTGTCGTGGACTTCTTCCACGATCAACGATGCACGGGCGGCGGTGATCTACGACGACACGTTGACGAACGATCCGTTGATCGCGTTGGTGAACTTCGGGTCGGACTATTCGTCGGCGAACGGGACGTTCACGATCACCTGGTCTGGGTCCGGTATCTGGACTCTGGATCTGACTCCGTAGGGGGCCTGTTGTGGCGACGAACTTTCCGACGAGTCTGGATACGTCTAGCACGACGCTTCGGACCGATATTGCTTCGACCGATGACCTGGATGCGTCCGGTAAGGAACACGACACTCAGCATGTGAATGTGTCCGGGGCGGCTATCGCTCTGGAGACGAAGCTGGGGACGGGTTCCTCGACCCCGGTTGACAAGGCCGTGTTGATGGGCGACGGCGCCGGGTCGTCGGCGTGGGATACGACGCCGACCATCGGCGGGAACACCACCATCGAGGGGTCGCTCAGTATGGGCGACAACGAGGTGATCCGGCCGAAGATCAAGGACTACGGCGAGACCGTGTCGGCACACGGGAACACTTCGACTGCTGAGACGGTGGACCTGGAGAACGGCAACGTTCATACGGCCACTCTCGATGCGAACTGCGCGTTCACGTTCTCGAATCCTCCGGCGTCGGGGACGGCTGGTTCGTTCACGTTGATTCTGACGCAGGATACGACGGGGTCTCGGACGGTGACTTGGCCGGCGTCCGTTGATTGGGCTGGTGGTACGGCCCCGACGCTCAGTACCGGGGCGAATGACGTGGATGTCCTCACGTTCTTGACGACCGACGGGGGCACTACCTGGCTCGGCTTTTCGGCCGGTCTGGACATGAGCTGATGCCTCTTGGTGCGGAGGCTCGGGCGCTTCTCGGGGCCGCGGGGGCTGGCGGGTTCGAGTATTCAACGACGGGTTCGCCCAGCACGGGCACCGACGGCGCGTATACGTGGATCAGATGGAACGGTTCGGGGTCACTCGTTGTGACGGCTGGTTCTACTAGCGCCGATTTCTTGGTTGTCGCCGGGGGCGCCGCTGGCGCTGTCGGCGGCGGGGGCGCTGGCGGCATGCAAACCGCCACGGGAACCTTGACCGCCAGCACGGGGACTTACACGGTGACGGTTGGGGCATGCGGGTCAGGCGCTGGAGTGAACTCTGGCG